CACTTTTGCCCAAGCCCCCATCGTGCAATACAATGGCTACACCGGACGTCTCGAAGATCACATGCAGGATCAGATATGGTTGGACATAGACGCGAAGTTCCAATTCCGCCCGACTAAGGAGTTCTTTCAGACAGTTGTTGGTAGCATAGCACGCCACAACACATTTCACCCAGTCCTTGATTATCTGAGCAGTTTGAAATGGGATGGAATTGCCCGGATAGATGAATGGTTGATTAAATATGCCGGTGCTGCGGACAGTGAATATGCTAGATCCGTTTCGAGTATGGTTCTAATGGCTGCAGTGAAGAGAATAAGACAACCAGGATGTAAGTTTGATGAAATCACTATCTTAGAGAGTGGACAGGGATTGCTTAAATCGAGTGCTCTGAAGAGTCTTTGTTATCGAGAAGAGTGGTTCACTGATGATTTGCCGTTGAATGTGGACTCAAAGATCGTTATTGAGAGGACTGCAGGCAAGTGGATTATCGAGGCATCGGATCTTTCAGGCATGAAGGCAGCACAACAAGAACATTTGAAGGCTCTGCTGTCACGACAAGTAGACGCAGCAAGACTGTCGTATGGTCGATTATTGTCCGAAGTGCCTAGGCAATGGATCATTATTGGCACAACTAATCACCAAGTGTATCTGAAGGACGCAACTGGAGGACGACGATTCTGGCCAATGAGGATTAAGCAATTTGATCTTGATGGATTGAAATCTGTGAGAGATCAGCTATGGGCAGAGGCTGCTGCTCGGGAATCGAGTGGTGAATCAATTCGTTTGTCTCCTCATCTTTACAAATTTGCTGAATTGCAGCAAGAGCGTAGGAGAGAGGAAGATCCATGGGAAGAAGTGATTCGCAAGCATTTTGACGAGCATAAACGGATGAGAATAACAGTGAATGAGCTATGGGATTTGGTGCATGTGCCGGTTGAGAGGCGAAGCAATGTTGATCAGAAACGGTTATCAGACATTATGACACAGATGATGTTTAAGAGAGGACATGTGCGGCCGTTCGCCGGAGGCGATGCAGCAAGAGGATGGAAGAGAGACGGAGATCCTGATTTATTTACACGAAAAGATGAGGATTAATGTTGATTTACTTCAGAGAGATACCGGCGTATAATAGAGTGTATGCAAACGTACATTATTGCTTACGGAGCCGAACTCGTGAAGATTGGACGAAGTAGAGATGCACGAGGAAGAATTAAGCAACTTCGTGGATTACATCCTGTAGACAACATTGAAATCTTAGCGATTATAGATGATGACATTGAACAAGAGTTACATCAACGATTTGGACATTGTCGTAGAAAGGGTGAGTGGTTTCAGAGGACAGATGAGATAGAGGAGTATGTTCGGGAAGTAGGTGTGAGCAAGGACCCGGTTGAGGTTATTCTTGAAGATTGGTTCTGGAGATCTGGAGAGCCAACTTCGATTTCTTACAGAGATCTCCGTGATAGAACTAACAAGAAACACATAAATCAAGATAGAGTGACAGACATAGTGAGGGATCTTGGTGGACATCATTGGTATCGGAACCGAATAGGGTGGTTTCGGATCCCGTAGGTTCGAGTGGATGAAATGTGAAGAAGCTCACAGCCTTGTATACGCGAATACCGCTGTATACGCCCCCCAGCCAAAGTTACCTGATCGGACCATGCCCCCTCAATGCCTTTCAGCCTTATATTACGTTTACAAAGTATACAACAACAAAAGGGTAATAAATACGGCCATGGTCCGTAAACGCACCGTAAACTTTGACGTAAACTTCAGAGCTCCGTCTGAGCTCTCGACGTTTACTGAAGATTCCGCCCACGACTATGTATTTAGCCCGCAACACGTTTACAACGTTTACAAGATGTAGGAATTCAGAAGGCGGGTGCTGAAAACCGGCGGGAAATCGCTCGCTCTTCCCGAGTAAATCTTACTCGATTTCTAGTTTTTCCCGAGCTTGTTTGGCCAATCTGGATATGGCCACGAGGTGTGTCAGCGCTGCGTCGTGCCTCATCCTATCACTATCTTCCGATAGCTCCAAAATGCGGTCCAGGTAGTAGATAATGTCCTGTTTCTCCACGAAATCCCTCACTTTTAGGTGAAAATATGGCAAATTTGTTTGATTTTGGTGGTGTTTCTGAGTAATGCAAGTCCAAACTGTGGCACATAGAGAAATGAAATCCTACTCTTTCTTGCGGGTATACCATCCAGCAGGCGACCGTTCCATCTCCGGTCGCTTGTCCGCCTGCTCTTGCCGTTCTGCCATCCTCGCGTCGATATCATGCTCTGCCGCCGCATCGACGTCGCTTGGTGAAATCGGTCGCGTCTTGTACCAGGAGTCCGCATCATCCTGGTTCTCGGGATCCTGACCCATTGGGTCCCCCGTCGGATTCCTCTCGATATACTGGGCATATCGCTCACTGCTCAACACGTCGCTCGCCACTGCCACAATCTTGTTGAAATACTCCTCGTAGGTGATGGCTCCCTCGAGCAACTGCATTCGGACCTTCTCTTGCGCTTCAAAGAACTCTCGAAACATAACCTAACCTCCAGGCTACCATTATACTATGCCTTGCCCTAAATGTAAAGAGAAAGTTTTGCCGAAAGTTCTTGGTCTGTTTCATGATTGGGAAAATGTAAAGACAAATCGTTCTCGAAATATCCTCCCAAGACAAGAACACGTAGAGAAGGCGTACACGACCCCAGGAATCAAGTTGTGATTTGCATGATACTGGGGGTACGCTGGTTTGATCTACTAGACCCACAGCGCCGCCTGGCACCAACGAGCCCAGGAATCTAGCTGTCCCCACTTACGATTTGCGTATATAGCCATAGCTAGACCCACAGCGCCGCCGGTCGCCGGGCCTGTGGGTCTAGTTGACGATTAGGGTACGGTAGGCCGCGTTTGGACCCAACTAGACCCAGCGGGTCCGCTATGGCCCTTGCCGACCCACCCTAGCTAACCTACTGACCTGCCGAGGCTTAGGCTAGGCGCCCCTGTGGGTCTAGTTGTCCTAGGGTAGGCTAGGGTAGCCTAGAGGCCGCCAACTAGACCCCTGGAGGCGCTGGCAGCCCCGGCTGTAACCTACTGACCTGTCTGCACTTAGGCTCCCAGCGCGCGCGGACGTTTTGACCGGCTAACCCCTGACAGGTCAGTAGTTTATAGTAACCGGACTTTCTAACGTTTTGAGTAGGTACGATAACTCCAGACAGGTCAACGGGTTAACCCCCGTCCTTTACACCCGTTCAAATCGGCGTATAATGGTATCACGGTCGGGGGCGGTAGAAAGGGTTAAGGCCTCCGGGCGGTGCGGGTAGGGAACGGGCGGTATAGCGGGTGGGTGCGAAACGGGTGCTCACAGCGAAGCCAAGAACCAGGACCTTACCAGTAAAGAAGCGGGTGGCCCAGTGGGTGCTCTCTTGGAAGGTGGGTAAGTGTACCATCAACAAGAAAGAAGACCAGGCCGAAATCCTCTAGGGGAAACCGCGCCAGGATAGTCGGTTGTTGCGTGTTCGGCTGGAGCCGCGCGGGTTCCAGCCCCTCACGGAGCAATCATGCTCCTACGAAAGGACTATCTTCTCATGGCTACCAAGTATTCACTCGAAGCGAAGTTCGTCGCGAACGGTTCCAAGCTCAAGGTCTATGCCCACGAGGGCAAGCGTGGAATCAACATCGGCGTCACCATCAAGAATCCGGGGATGCGCGCGGTCACCGGCTGCCCTGCGTGCGTGCAGGACCAGGACGTCGCAGCGGCTCGTTTCTACGAGCTCGTGAACGACGCAATCTCGCTCGGGTGGACTCCCAAGTCGACCACCAGCGGTGTCGCAACGCGTCGGACATCGTTCTCGCTGGTGCCGGCTGCTCCCGGCTTCGTTCCGCCTGCTCCCGAAGTCATCGCCGAAATCGGCGGCGACCCGGTGGACCAGGACGGCTTCGTCAACGAAGACGTTTCCTCGGATCTGACGCCTCCGGCGGCTCCGGATCCGGCGGCGATCGTCAACGACAAGCCGAAGTCGCGTCGTCGTCAGTAGGACTCTGCGGGGTGGACAGGAAATGTTCCTGTCCATCTCGGAGCACTCCTGCTCCCTCCGAAAATGGTGCAACGTGAAGGGACCAATCATCGGCTTGGAACCGTCTGACCGCGAAGGTCAGCCGGATTACGAAATCCGTCTCGGGAAAGATCATCGCGTCTACTGCAACTGTGCGTCGTGGCGGTATTCGCCCGCTCCTGCGAAAACCTGCAAGCATCTTAAGCGTTTCAATGCGAAGATCGTCGCTGCTGCGGCCGCTGCGGCATGACTCTGCGGGGTGGGCATGAGAAATCATGCCTATCTCGGAGCACTCCTGCTCCCTGCGGTTCCGAAAGGACCAATCAATGGTCAATGGCACAGTCGTCAAGATTGTCTCCGGCAAGAAGAACCTCGGCGTCGTCGGCAAGGTCTTCTGGCAGGGTCAGACCCGCTTCGGGTCACGTGTGGGTCTGAAGCAAGAAGGTTGCGACGTTGCTATCTGGGTTAAGTCGAACGAAATCCAGATTCTGGGCGCACCCGAGGGCGATCCTCAACCCGATCTCACCGATGTCGTCCACGCGCTCGAAGCGCGCGTCGCTATTCTCGAAGAATTCATCTCTACTCTTGTTCCTTCAGTCGTGGCGTAGGATGGCCGCGGGGAGGGCAGGGCCAAATGTGTCCTGCTCCTCTCGGAGCTCTCCTGCTCCAGGAAGGTGGTCTATGACCACTGTATTTGTGGTCTGTCATCTGGATGGCCGCTATGTCCAGGTGTACAGCGATGTGCGCGCGGCGAATCGTTTCATCTCGGATACTGGTCGTCGTGGTCTTGGAGGCTACGACGAGTATGTTATCCACACGTGCCCTATGTGGTCGTCAGCCGATCTCGCGATTGGCGACCAGGTACATGAAATCGTGGACCGGCGGTCCTCCCCTCGGTGGGATGTGGATCCTCGGGACTAGGACTCTGCGGGGTGGGCGCGAAATGTCGCGCCTAGCTCGGAGCTCTCCTGCTCCTGAAAGGACGTGTCGCGTTGCGATAGAATGGTAACCTCACAGTGAGTGTCTCTGCCGGATCCAGGCAGGAAAGATCAGAGACACGAGGAACAGGAGTCTGGACCATGCGCTCAACCTGGGCCCAGGCCGAGGACGTCCTTCGGGACATTCCCTCGCGCGCGCATGGCATGATAAATCGCGCAGGAATCTGCGGGGTGGGCACGGCTGCGGTCGCGCCTAGCTCGGAGCACTCCTGCTCCCTGCGGTTCCGAAAGGATCTCATGCGTATCTACGATTCTCTTTCGAACGCCTCGAAATCGGCGCTCGCGACAGCTCAGAAGGGACGGAGAAAATGAAACTCCTGAAAGTCCTTCTGTTGCTGTCTCTCACTCCGTTGGCTCTCATGTTCTCGTGGTTCGGGCTCGCTGTGCTCGTGTTCCTGATCTATCGAGTGGTCATGAAGGCGACGCCGCCTGTCGTTCACTACGTGCGCGTGGTGCGATGAGCAACTGTATCGAAATCTCTGGTCGAGTCTTGAAGACCTTCAGCGACAGCGAAATTGACATCGCTGCGCTGAAGGCCCTCATTGAGTCAGTCCAGGATCTTCCGAGCGCGCCGAAATCCGGCGACGAGTATCTTGCGTGGTGGTTCCTGACAAGTCAGTGCCACGACAGCACGTGGTTCTCCGAGAGCGGATCGTATGTTACGATTCCGTTCGGTCAGTGTCGGTCTACTCACACGTGGCGCGACTTCCGCGGCACTCTGTCCTTGTTGGCGAAATACGCCCGCAAGCCGATCAAGATCACGTTCATGCTTCGCGACGTGGATTGGGATAACAACTCGAAGCCTGGTCCGCTGGTGGTGCGCCTGACCCCTGGTGGTCAGGTAGACTTCGTAGAGTAGGAGGCGAAATGCTGCGCTGGTTCAGGATCTGGATTCACCCTGTTCGATGGGTACGACGCTTTCGCTTGCTCTACGAGCAAGGATTCAGCTGGAAATTTATTCTCCAGAACTTTTGGAGATAGAGTCGGGTAGCAGGAGAGACGAGAGGGAAGGACAGCAAACTTCCCGATCGTTTCCTGAACGGATTATCTTTACAACAGCGGCAAAATACGCTATACTGGTGGTCGTTCCGCTTTGCGTGCTGCTGGTCCAGGAAATCGGCGAACTCTTTCGTGTCCTCGGTGCAAGGCACGGCGAGTGCTGACGCCTGCTGACAGGGATCGGGGATACGTGTGCGACGCGTGTGCGGATCGCTGCGGAACGTGGGTGGGACTGATGTTATTCCTGCGAAATCTCTACTTTCGACTCATCGAGTGGCGCAACTACGAACCGCCGGACTATATCCGGCAGAGGATGTGGTAGATATGGATGCTCCTGCGATTGCTGTCGAGACCGACTACGACGGATACTTCGAGCGACTCGTGAAATCCTGGGTCGCTCGAAAATCAGGCAAATTTAATCATTCGCTCATCCACATCACAGCCGGACCTTATCGGTCCGCTGCTGTGTCCTTCGAGAAGGACGGCGACACGCTCCATCTCGACTTCTACTCCGCGCTCCGCACTGGTTTCGGCGCCCTGTCGGAGGCCGAAATCCTCCAGATCATCGAGCTCCTGTGATGAAAGCAGCCGACATCCCTGCAATGACAGTGCGGCAGGTGATTGAGATGCTGGAGAAATTCGAGGATCACCAGGACCAGAAGTTAGTGTTCAGCGACGTGAAATACGGTGACTTCGATCTCATCGGGTCTGTTGGATCTTATTTGAGTGAGGACAATTTCCAACAAGATCATCGTCCTATTCTTCGGTTGCGCAAGAGGAAATGAAATGTTCAAGTTTGTGCGCGACGGCGTCGAGTGGCACGGATTTCATCGAGTGTCTAGTCCAAGCGACGTTCCTGTTGGATGTTTCTTGGTGCTTATCTGGTTCGATGGCGAGCCAGATCTCTGGGCCACCGAGACAGAGGACATCGAGTCCTTGCAACGCTATTATCGTCGAGAGTGGCCACAGCACGACATTCCCTTCACAATCTCTCGGGTCGTGAACTTCGGTCTAGATCTGGCTGTGAAATAATGGCCGGAAGATGGGTGTTCCCACTCGATCCGAACTGCGAGAAGGCCAACGCTTTTCTCGATTCACTCTACAACGATCCGATGTCGGTGGGTGCTCCACTGGACGACATCACAGAGGACTTCGAGCGCAATCATCGCAAAACGTGTGTTCAGTGCCAGGAGTATTGTGCTGCCAATGTGGATGTGGAATATGGCTACTAAGAAACGAAATCTAACAGTCGAGCGAGGTCGTGGTGCTACATACAGAAATGAAAAGTTCGTTGTGTACGAACACTCTGTATATCCGCGACATTCGGTGCTTGCTGGTCAGGACAGGCGAGTCTGGATCGAGGAATACGAGACTCTTGCCGATGCGCAGCGTGCGTATCCCACTGCTGTGTGGATTCCTGGGACCACTTTCAGGCATCCTGATCTGAGCCACCTGTCTGACTCTGAAGGATGAAACCACTCCTATAGTAGTGAGGAGAGATCATATAGGAGACATATAGGAGAGCAGGAGTCCGGATCTAGACTACACCTAAACTTCAGGAGGATGTATGAGTGCTCGTGTATGCGAGGACTGTGGGCATGAGTCCAAGACCTATTGGGTGCATGATAGTCAGTGGCTGTGTGCTACATGCTGGAAGCTGTCGAGATGCATCACACAAGGAGTAGAGGAGCAGGAGCAACAAGAGAAGGAGCAAGACATGGGCATAGTGTGTGGTGTGTCATCATGATGTCTCACATAGAGATGCGCACCATACTCGCGATCCTCGTACTCAACGACACCAGAGTGCATGTATCTGCACATGTATGGTTAATCGCGAATGCGTTCGGAGACTTCTTCGTGAGACAAGACAAGGACTTCAACAAACAAGAGTTCTTGCTCTACATCTATCACAACAAGATCCCCATCGCTTTCTTCATCTAATCAACACGAAGACGACGAGAATCCCATCGGCCGCCGATCAATAGGTGGTCGGACGACGAGAATCGCCCAAAACTATATTCTGCCCCAAAATCCCGTCTTCTTCCTCCCCACCTCACCGTCTACTACGTCCTCTTCCTCCACTCCAACTATATTCTCAACTTTTTCACCGATCTCCTCCTCAATCCCACCCCCAAAATCCCCTTCCACGTCCCTTCTCCTCCGCCCAAAACTATATTCTCAAAAATTTTCCGGTCGTCGTCCTCCCCCTGCCCAACCTTCAAAACCTCATCCAAAATTTCTCACAAATTCGTGTCAACATCTCTAGATAAGTTCTACTTTACATTTAACTCTAAACCCGTTATGATACTCAAAACTCAGAAACATCAGCGCGAATTCCAGGAGTTACGATGCCACTTCACGTGTTCCTTCTAGGACCAGCTCCGGAAGGAATGATATGGGATCACAAGAATCGTGATAAGATGGACAATAGAAAGGAGAATCTTCGTCTTGTCACGCCAACAGTGAGCAAACGAAATCAGAACGTCTACTCGAATAACACGTCCGGAGTGAAAGGAGTCTTTTTTGATAATCGTAAACGAATCAAGATTGGTGTTGGTGGTCGACAAATAGATCTTGGCCATTTTGATACGTTATCTGAAGCAACTACCGCACGACTTGCTGCCGAAAAGAAATATTGGGGCAACGACAGATAACACCATACAACAAGCACCATATCAGCAACGATTTACGGGTTGAAGATCCATTATCGGCAAAAGAAGATACAATCACGACCTGCCCTTTAGTATACACTTAGTACTGCTAGGAGAGAATTCTCCGAACAAGGACTAGAGGGTATCTATATTAGTCTTTTTCCAGATCCTCCTCCGCCCCGCACTCCCTCACAGCCGACGTCTACGTCGGATGGTCCCAAGCATATTTCTCTATCTGAAATCCGCAAGAAAGCCAAGAAAGATCTACTCGAACTAGTGGGTCCGGCGGTCGAGGCGCTGCGAAAGGCGATTGTGTATGGGGATCCCGACGACGCTCTATCGGTCAAGGCTGCCTGTGCCGTGCTAGATCGCACCGGCTTCGGGACTCACTCTACGATTGCCATTGATGACAATGCAGCAGATCTTAGCAATCTCACACCAGAGCAATTGAAGCGGCGTTTGGCGAAGGTAGCAGCGGCGATCGCGCACCAGTCCCCGTCTACGGGGGCTGGCTCCGCTAACCCAGATGGGGCGAATGCTGTTCTTTCTTTTCCAACATCGAAGGACTCTAGTGTACATTAAGTGGCTGAATTAGAGTACTCTACTGTAGACTCTGATCAAGACTCTTGGGAGCCAGAAGATCCTATCGCTGCTCTTGCCGCGATTGAGGCCGAACTTACCCGTCGAGAATTTCTCGCAAATCCTGTCTATTGGAACGAAGAGCGGTTGCACGACTTTCTCTGGAGTGTGCAAAAGCAGATTCTAGAGGCGTTGGCTGTACATCGTCGTGTCGCTGTCAGATCCTGCCATGAAGTCGGCAAATCCTTTCTTGCTGGTCGCATTGCTGCCTGGTGGATCGACACGTCTCCTGTAGTAGGAGATGCGTTTGTCGTGACGAGTGCCCCGTCTGGGCATCAGGTGCGGGCTATTCTATGGAAAGAAATCGGTCGCGCCCACACTAGAGGAAATCTTCGTGGTCGGCTCAATCAGACAGAGTGGCTCCAGGAAACGAATGGAGGCAAAGAAGAGCAAGTCGCATTTGGTCGGAAGCCAGATGACATGAATCCAGACGCATTCCAGGGGATTCACGCTCGACGAGTGCTGGTGATCTTCGATGAGGCGAATGGGATTCGTGGGCCTCTCTGGGAAGCGGCAGACACGCTGATTGCCAACGATGAATCGAAGATGCTCTGCATAGGAAATCCTGACGATCCGGTAGGGGAATTCTACGAAGCGTGCCGGCCGGGGTCGGGATGGCACGTGATAGAAATTGGGGCATTTGATTCACCAACCTTTACAGGGGAACCGGTCCCAACGAAAATCGCACCACTGCTCATCGGACGTACGTATGTCGACGAAAAACGGCGAAAATGGGCACCCAACTGGTACTGGGTGGACAGGAACGGACAGCCAACGGATAATGTTGCTGAAGGAGTTCGTTGTGTCCCGCCCGACGGAGTTAGTCCCACCGATACGAATCCTCTGTGGCAATCCAAGATCCTCGGCAAATTTCCCGAGAACAGTGAAACGGGTGGGTTGATTCCAATCTCATGGGTATTGGCCGCACAGAACCGCGCACTGCCAGCAGTCGGCCCAAATGAGATGGGGCAGGACGTAGGCGGTGGTGGGGACTCTAGTTGTACAGCTCATCGCCGTGGCCCTGTTGTTCGTATCAAACGGGAAGATCATAATCCAGATACAATGCAAACATGTGGGCATATGTTGGCGGATCTGAAAGAGGTTGGGGCAACTCTCACCAAAGTTGATGTTATCGGCATAGGTCGTGGTATCGTAGATCGTGCTAAGGAAGTGCACGCAGAGGAAGAAGCACTTTGCAAATCCCTCGATAAGGGGCCACCCAAATGGAAAGTCGTTGGCATAAATGTTTCTGGGGAACCTCAGGATAAAACTGCTTTCATAAATCTTCGAGCGGAATTATGGTGGAATATTCGTGGTATGTTTGAAGCGGGCACAATCGATATCGATTCACAAGATGAAGACTTGGCTGCGGAACTGTGCTCAATTCGGTACAAGAGGACATCTTCTGGCAAGATCCAGATTGAAAGTAAAGACGAAGCCAAGCGTCGTGGGATTCCATCGCCCAATCGGGCGGACGCGTTGATGTTGGCATTTGCCCCGGAAATTAAGATTAAAGACAAGACGTGGGTCACATGGTGATGGCATCTTATCCTGTTAGGGCCACAAGAGTAGAAAACTTTGAGGTCTTGAACGGAGATCCTGCTCCTGGTTCCTTCTGTTTTGAAGCGACGGGCAAAGGGTTATTGTACATATGCCCATGTGGCTGTGGGAAGATGGGATTCGTAGGATTCCGTGGGAAGGTGGATCCACCGCGGCCAGCGTGGGAATGGGATGGAAATGAAGAAAGTCCTACACTTAGTCCAAGCATACATGATGTAGGTCATTGGCACGGTTGGTTGCGGGAGGGGCAATGGACCATAGCAGCATGAGTGAAAAAATTTGTGCAACTGATGGTACACCATTAGCTGATGATCATCGCGAGATTGATCCAGCAACCGGTATGCAGAAACAGTACATGGTGCTCGCACCTGAGGAACGGGCCAAAGGATATGTCCGTCCTCTTCGCTACAGCTACAAACATTTGTCCTGTAATTCGGAAACACGAATGAATTCTGCTTTGGCGGAGACATACGCACGAAATCCTCAATTTTACAGTGGCACGTTTTGTGTCCTGTGTAGGAAGCATTTTCCATTAGATCAATTTGTATGGGTTGATGATGGCAAAATGGTGGGATCATGAAAGCCATAAAGAAGCCTATTCCGATAGAAATTGAGGAATTTCAACCACACCGAAGGCCATGGCCTATTTGTGTGGAAGAAGGTGAGACAGGCTCGACCATGAGATATTGTGTGGTGAACAAATTGCATGGATCACGAATTGGTATCAAGCCTGGAGATTTCATCAACGTATCGGATAAAACGGGGACAGACATCTATCCGATTGATCGGGATACATTCATGAAAACCTACGATATCATAGAATGAATTTGCATGAGTGATGAAGATGGGCGACCCAAGGTTTCGATTCATGAAGCAGAAGAAATCTGTGGCGTCAGTCGACGTACAATTTACAATTGGTTGCATGCAGACAAAGTAGAGTTTGTTCGTACTCCTAGTGGTAGTGTTCGCATTTATCGAGATTCGTTATTTTGTCCCGGGAATTTTCCCAAGTTGAAGGAGAGTAATAATGCTTGAAGTGACCAGTTCCAATGAAGAGCAAGTCCCCATCACCGCGTCGCCAGTTAGCTCGTCTGGCAAACCTGCGCGCTTTGATGGCGCGCTCCGTATCACGGTGCAGAGCGGCAATTCTACGTTCACACAAGATCCGGCGACACCGAACGCGTTCAACGTAGTGAGTGAAGACGCTCCTGGTGTGACGGATTATCTGGTTGAAGGGGATGCGGATCTTGGATCCGGCGTCACCCTCATTCAGGAAGTCGTGCGTTACACAGTGACAGGTGCAAACGCAGCAGCGTTTGGTCTCGTCGGTGGCACTGCGATTCCGAAGTAAGTTATGGCTGGGTGGGGCTTCGTGCTGGGGAGCAAAAACATCAAAATCTGATGTAAAGAAGTGCCCACCCACCATATTTCTAAAGGACGAGACTAAATGACCAAAGTTGAAGAAGCTCTCGATGAAATCAACAATCGTATTGCCGTATTCGCACCGCAACACGAGGGACTACGAGACTACTCTCTTCTCAACCTTGCTGCTCCGACACGACAAGAAGTGCAGGCTTTGATTGCGGTCTATGATCGTCGTTTTGGCCATCTACTCCGGACAAAAGAATCACTCGAACAACTGATGGCCGACGGGCATCCTGATCTTGCTGTTCGCGAAGTGGAATTTCCAATATTGACCGAACTCAAGGAAAATGCTGCGACGATTGAGGCAGCTCTCAAAATGTTTGTGAGTGGAGCAGCAACTGGTATGAACTTGAGTAGTGGCGAAGCAAATCAGAAGTAAATAGCCATGGAAGAAGCTACTGGTCTTGCGGTCCAATCTACTTCACAAATTGCTGAAATCCGTGCAGCTGCAAGTGTGCTGATAGAAAGAATGCAATTCTTGCGGCAAGCAGGAATCTCATTCAAAGGAGAACGAGATCTCTACGAAATTCTTGGATATGAACGACTTCTTACCAATAGAGACTTTCGTGATCGTTATGCTCGTGGTGGTATCGCTGGACGAATCGTCGACGCGTTTCCTAAAGCCACATGGCGCGGTGGTTGGGAACTGATAGAAGATGAAGATCCACAGACGGATACCAAATTTGAAAAAACGTGGCGAGAATTAGCAAATCGATTAAAGATTGGTGCGGTTTTACAACGTGCGGATATTCTTGCTGGGCTCAGTACATATGCGGTTGTATTGATTGGAGCGAAAGGTTCAGCAAATTTGGACGAAGAACTACCAAGGGGTAATCCTGATGATCTTTTATATCTAACACCATTCTCAGGTGGTGGTGGTCCTGGTGCTTCGCAACGTCGCTCAATGACAATTGATGCAGATGCAACCATACAAACGTATGTGACGGATACGTCTGATGAACGATTTGGTCTTCCTCTTACTTACTCTCTTAAGCGCACTGATTTTTCTGTTCCTACCTTTGTGAAAACTGTACACTGGACACGAGTAATCCACATAGCTGAAGGAATACTTGATGATGAAGTATTTGGTCAGCCAGCGTTAGAGCGTGTCTGGAATTTGCTCGATGATCTTGATAAAGTGACTGGTGGTGGTGCGGAAGCATTTTGGCTGCGTGCGAATCAAGGACTGCAACTTGATATTGATAAAGAGATGGACATGACGCCTGAGGAAAAAGAGGCGTTGAAGACGCAGGCAGATGAGTACCAGCATCAAATACGTCGTATGCTTCGCACTCGGGGTGTTTCTGTTAACACTCTGGGCAGCGATGTGGCAAATTTTAGCAATCCTGCTGACGCCGTCCTTACTCAAATCGCTGGTTCTAAAGGTATTCCAAAGCGGATTCTAACAGGATCTGAAATGGGAGAACTCGCTTCCTCCCAAGATCGTGATAACTGGAAAGACCAAGTGAACGGGCGTCAGACCGAATACGCCGGTCCCTATATAGTACGGCCGTTAGTGGATCGGCTCATCAAGTTTGGATATCTCCCGACACCGAAAAAGGGTCCAACAGCATACGAAGTGCGATGGCCTCACATTCAGGTTCTAACAGAGCAGGAGAAATATCAAGGAGCACAAGCGTGGGCTTCTGCTAATCAAACGGCAGGAAAGCCTGTTTTTACAGTAGATGAAATCCGAGATAGATGGTACGGTTTTGAACCATTAACAGAAGAACAAATTGCGAAAGAACTCCCACCTGCTCCACCAGAAGTACCTGGAGGAGAACTTCCACCAACAGAAGAAGAGATTGATCCAGAAACAGGTTTACCATTAGCGAGTTTGGATCCAGACATCGCTTCGTTTGTGGCTCCAAAAGATGCTCCAAAATCACTTCCTCGCGCCGCGGCAGCACTTCCTGAAGGATCCGAAAAGATTGATTCCGTAGTTGTGCCATTATCCAAGGATGAAATCTTCTCTCTCGCTGAAACAATAGATGCTGATTGGAAAGTTGGAGAGAAAGGACTTACTCGTGTTTTCAACTTTGCTGATCGTCGCATGTGTGCGTCTTTTATACAACAAATTGCGAAGGATGCGAACTCAGCGAATCATCACCCCGACATTGTAATGGATGGTGATTCAGTTGAAATCTCTTATACAACCCATTCGGTTGGTGATAAACTCACCAAGCTAGATTTTGAAGCTGCGGCACGAGCCGATGCTCTTGCGCTGCCACTTCGAGCTGCCGGTGGTCCTGGCTCTGGTCCACAAAAAGGTCAAGGTTCGGGTCGTGTTCCTTACTCCCCATTTCCATCCGATTATGGCTTCACTGATCCTGCCGTACGAGCCAAGCTTGCTGACCATTTTGTAGAACTGCATAATTCTGCATCTAAGGAGTATAAGGAAGCATTCGCGAAGGTTGGCGCCAAGATGTGGCGGGATGATTATGCTCACCCACTGACTGGCGAAAATGCAGATTTCATAAAAGATCATGTTGCTAAGAGTACTCCTAATGCTATCAAGTCTATCTACACCATAACACGTCCTCTTACAATGCTCGACAGCTATCCAAATGTGCCAGCAAGTAAACGAGAGATACTTGACAAGGACGTCGACCGAATCTTCAACAAATATCAGCATCAGTGGACACGAACAATTAAGACTCTTGGTGGTCCTGGCTCTGGCCCAAATCCTGGCGGTGGATCTCGTGATAACGGGGGTGATGACGATGACTCGGTGAAATTTGATAACAGAGAACTTCGTCATAATTGGACAGAAGGATCTCGTGCTACTCAATCCAAGATGAGTGATCCTACAACACCAGAGGGTGAGGAATTTTCAAAATATCTAGACACACTGCCGAAAGTTGATGGCACTTTTTATCGGGGGATGGTTGTAACATCAGAAAACTTTGAGAAAATGAAATCTGATACGAGCTATAACCTGACCAAACACTCATCTTCATCTGATAACAAGGATATAGCTGAGGGATTTCTTGGAGAACAATCTGGTTCTGAAGATGGTGTTCTAGTTCTCTTAAAAATAGAAGGATCTGGACGAAAACTAACTTCAGCTGAAGACGATCTTGAAGATGAGGGTGAAGTTGTTCTTCTCGCTGGAACACAGTATGAACGTGTTTCTTTTGAGAAGATGAAATCTGTAGAAGATAGTTGGCAGATTACATATCGCGAGAAGAAAATACCAAAAACTCTTGGTGGTCCTGGCTCTGGTCCTCACCCGGGACCAGCTCGAACCACATCAGATGTACGCAAAGCAAACAATTTATCAGCAACTGCAAATGCTCTTTCACAGAAAGCTGTGAAATCTGGTAATAAAGAAGACCATATCGCTGCTGCAAATGCTCATCAGATAGCAGCACGTTCACAATCTGGTCTTGGGTTATCAATGATCGCATCAGATCACGCTGTTCAGGCACGAATGCACTTGGACGAGACGAAATCTGAAGCGGATCACGTAGCTGCTGTTGAGCAACGTATTCGCGAAAATAATGGTGATATTGAGGAACGCGAAGATCAGATGAATCTTTCGCGAATACCTGCTGATCGTCTTCAAGACGAAATCAAGTATGCAGAGAAAGGAGGAGGAGACGACGTTACCATCAAGATTCCTTCTGGCTCTGAATTCTCGATGTCCTTGAAGGAAGCGAAAGCAGTTCTCAAAGAAATCACGAAACACCGTGGTCGCCATCTTGAAACGACAGAGCAGGAATTATATGTTCTTGGTGGTCCTGGTTCTGGTCCTCGCGATCAAGGCAAAGGTCGCAAACCAGGAATTGGTCGGCAGCCCGCAGCAATCAAACCTTCGGGGATCAAGCAAAAATTTAGCAAAGATGGTCGTCCTGTTCCTATTATTACCACTTCCATCGAAGAAGCAATTCTTCTAGTACATGAAGGTCTTGTTGTTCAAGTTCGCGATGTTAAAGAAGCGCACACACTAATAGAGCGTCTTGCTGCTCTCGCGACTGCTGCACAAGCTGCGGGAAAAGACGCGAAGGACTATGATCTTTGCCAGGTCTCAGTTGCTGGCAGTAACATGTTCTGTTCTGAAAGTCTACGATCTGAGAAATATCCAGATGGTGTGCCACGACTTGAAATGCCACAACTTGGTGGCCTGACTGTTCCAGGATCTGAAGCAGACAACTTAAAGAAAGATGAAGAAGGCAAAGTTAATGGGGCTGAAGCCTTCAAAGACCATCTGAAATCTCTAGGAATTGATATTTCTTCCGAGAATGTAAAATCTTCTAGTCTAAAAGCCAGCCAGCGAGAACTTATTGGTTCTAAGGTTGCTGGAATGATGGCTCGGATGGAAAAGGAACGGGAAGGTAAGAAGTCTGATAATAAAGAGAAGAATGCTATCTTTGTTTCGAGCGATAATTATGTAATAGATGGTCATCACCGTTGGGCGGCGTCTGTAGGGAAAGATGCGGCAGATGGTAGACTTGGTGATAGCAAGATGCATATCATTCGAGTCGACTCACCAATATCTGAAATCCTACAAATTGCGAATAAGTGGGGCAAAGAATTTGGTATTAAGCAAGTAGCAGGTGTCAAGAAGGAAAAGAAAGAGCGAGAAGCAAAGGGAAAGAAACTTAAGACTGCAGCAGAACGATGGGCAGAAACGCATAAATTCTCATCTACCCAAGTTAACCTACCCTCTTCTGTCGCCAATAAAATTCTGACGTTTGCGGCTGAAATCCCAGATGAGGATCTTGCTGAAGATGGTCGTGAAACAACTCCTCATGTTACTGTGAAGTACGGCATTCATACGTACGATCCTGGTCAAATTCGCGAAATTGTTGAAGGATTCGGTCCAATCACTCTCTCATTTGGGCCATTGTCATATTTTCCAAACACCGAATCAAATCATGGTGATGTGATTTATGTTGATATTCTCAGTCCGGATCTAGAAAGACTGAACACTCTTCTTTCCACTTCACTCGAAGTGACAGATACCCATCCGAAGTATAGACCACATGCGACGATTGCATATGTTGAAACTGGTCTAGGAGAATTTTACACAAGTGATCCGTATCATGAGCTTTTTGGCCAATCAGTAACAATCAATGAAATCGAATTCTCTACTCCAGATGATGAACGAACAGTCATAAATCTTTTAGACGAGATAACTGAGGAACAACGTGAAATAGTATTGACACTTGAAGCAGCAATTCAAACGAACAACACTGAAATCATTGATAAGATTATTGGGACTAAACATTCTCTTGTTTCTGCTCCAGTGGAAAAAGAAGTTGAAGATGTAAAAGTCTTGGAAATTCGTCAGCTGACAGAGCAGACAAAGAAATTACAGGATGCTCTAGAAAAACAGATACCAACTACATTAGAAGCAGTCGAAAATCCCATGTCCGCTGAAATCCGAGCTTTAATCGAATCCGTTAAATTGTTGGCTGCTCGAGAGACCCCAGTGCCTCGTAAGAAAATTACACGAGTTGAACGAGATGAGAAAGGTTTATTGAAATCTTTTGTGACAGAAGAAGACAATGCCTGACTTGAAAACGACAGAGTTACCCGCGATTAGTGAGCCACTCACGTTAGCTTCCTTGCTCATGGTGGTGCCAGATCCTGATGTTGCATTCACGAAAAAAGCAACATTAGCTGAAATCTTTGCTGCAGCAGCTTTACATGATGTTGCTATTGGGGAATTGGTTATCGGTGCTATTGATGGTGTGAATACTGTTTTCACAACCTCTGGATCATATCGAGCGCAGTCTCTTATGGTGTGGTTAAACGGACTTCGTCAAGCACGAACAATTGATTACACAGAGACATCCGATACGACATTTTCTATGCTTGTTGCACCTATTCCCGGTGATGTCATTATTGTCGATTATTTCACGTAGAAAGTAGGAAGAATGGCTGGTACAAAAATTCGTGGCAATACGCAAATCCTCGCAGCATCTATTACTGACGCTGAAATAGCTGTTGCTGCTGCTATTGCTTTGTCAAAACTGGCTGAACCAGTTATTCAGGCAGACGGTGGTCAAGCATTCACGGCGGATCAGTCTCACGGTGGATTCAAGATTACCAATCTAGGTACACCATCTTCTTCGACAGATGCTACCACAAAAGGCTATGTAGATGGTGTAGCATCGGGATTACAAATTCATAATCCGGTTCGTGCTGCTACTGTTGGCAATATTACATTGAGCGGTGCTCAAACAATTGATGGTGTTTCCGTTATTGCTACGGACCGTGTGCTTGTCAAGGATCAGTCTGCGGGTCAAGATAATGGTATTTATGTAGCAGCGGCTGGTGCATGGGTCAGAGCAACGGATCTTGATCTGACGTCGGAGTTAATCTCCGGCATCTTTGTGTTCGTGCAAGAAGGCACTGTCAATGACAATACAGGATGGGTGCTTTCGACCGCGAACCCAATGACACTCGGTACGACTCCACAAGTATGGTCTCAATTTTCTGGTGCAGGACAGGTTATCGCTGGTACTGGTCTTACGAAATCTGGTAACACTCTTGATGTTGGTGGTGGTGACGGTATTACAATGGCTGCTGATGGCCATTCTGTCAATATTGATACAGCAGCTGGACTAAAATTCGACGCATCGTCTCCCAAGAAAGTTCAAGTCGCAATTTCGACAGATCTAGAATTTAGTGCAGGCAATCTTCGGCTTGCCGCAGCCGTGGCCGGTGCTGGTTTAACAGGTGGTGCTGGCGCAGCTCTTGCTGTTGGTGCTGGGACAGGGTTGACAGTTGCTGCCGACGCTATCGGTATCACGGCTGGTGGCGTCGGCCCGACAGAACTTGCGGCGTCTGTGGCCGGTAATGGCTTGACAGGTGGTGGTGGTTCCGCCATCAATGTGGTGGGCGGCGATGGATTGGTCGTTGCAGCTGATCTGGTATCAGTTGGCATTGATACGTCTGTTGGGTTGAAATTTGATGCGTCGTCCCCGAAAAAGTTACAGGTTGCGTTAGATGGTACATCTCTTTCTGTTAGTGCAAGTGGTCTGAAAGTCAATGCCGCGAAATTTATCACTCGTGAAACGCCAACTGGTCTTGTGAATGGTGCAAACGTGACCTACACACTCGCGTCAACGCCAATTGCTGGGACGGAACAAATCTTTTTGAACGGATTGCTCCAGGAGCCAGGTGCTGGTAACGATTACACTATAAGTGGTGGCACTATTACATATTTGACAGCGCCGGTAACAGGTGATCGTCTTCGCGTTAATTATATCATCGCATAATTATGGCGCGTACTGAACTGCGTGGCGGTCAAGTTAAAGACGCCTCTATTGGGCGTTCTGACCTTATTACAGGCACAGCTGGTGAAGCTGTGATCGCTAAATTGGTGGCTGGATTTGGTGTGACACTTTCAGGTACTGGCGCGGATTCTGGTACTGGGGATGTCACCATCTCTGCGGGGAAATGGACGGTCCTTACAAACGCTGATACGGGGGCGCAGAATAATTGGGCACCGGGACTCAGTGGTAATACTCTGTGCATTTGGTCTGGTGCGGCTGACGCGGCCATGACGGGGATAGCCGGTGGTGTTGTAGGGCAGATCTTCGCAATTAAAAACACCGGCACGAAGATTGTGACGTTTGCCCATAATTCTGGTAGCTCGTCCGCTGGTAACAAATGCTTCAATTTTGTAGCGAGTAGTGTGACCCCAGTCGCGCCAGGAGGCTATAGCGCATGGCAGCATGATGGTACACAGTGGCAGATCATTGCACACGAGCAAGGGGCGTGGATTACGCCGACGTTTGCCGCTGGTGACTACACCTCAAATGCTGGCACATGGGTATTATCGTCACCCGATCGCGTGACTGGATCATACATCTTAAAAGGTCGTACGCTTTCTTTCATCTACACCCTGAACACGACAACGATTACTGGAGCACCAACGGTACTTCTTATTGGAAATGGTGCATGGGGAGGATTTACTATCGCTTCAACTTCCACACAAAAAATGGGCTATGCAAATGATGGAGCTGTGCACCCGAGTTACGTGCAAGCGACGGCCACAGCTACGACATTTGGTCTCAATAAAGATTCTGGTGCAGCATGGACAGCCAACACCAATGCCTCCTATTTTCAAGGCAATATTGATTGTGAGGTGACGTAATGGCTGACTATCTTCCCTTAACAACCATACGCACGACGCCTATTAGCGTAAATGCTTTGAATATTGCGTTAAGAGTAATTGATCCCACGATAGGGGTGACAACGTTTTCTTTAGCTGATCGAACAGCGGTGCTCAAGAAATCTACTACGTGGACAGCTCCAGAAATTGCGAGTGCGCAAACTATTTTTGACACAGCATTGGAGACTACTCCACAAGCAAAAGCACAATTTGCTATTGATCAAATGGATATTTTTGAAAAAGCCATCATTCTAACAATTCTTGATCAATTTAATCTGATTCGTTCAAAATTGGCTCCTCCGCTTCCACCCATCACGGCTGAACAAATGATCGCGGCAGTACGAACGAAAGCTGGGACATTGTGAAATTACTGCTTGAACAAGGTGGAGAACTACTCCTTGAACAGGGTGGATCTCTACTGCTTGAACAAGCAGAACACGTTGGTGCAGTAATCTTTGAAGCTCCTGAGATAACTGGGTTAGGAAATGTTGCTGCTCCAGTTATTGAAGAACAAACTGGTGGTGATGGCGAAATCGTCCGAGTCCATCGCAGACCACGTCTTATTCCTGTTAAAATTGTTGGCGATGCTAATGTTACCTTTGAAACACAAGTACAAGGACAAGGCGTCGTCGGACTACCAAAAATTTCTGGTATTTGTGCGATCTCTATTGCAGAAGCAGAAGTTAGTGGTAATGGTCTCATAACTCTGCCACAAATTGTTGGCATTGGTTCTACAACGTTTGCTGCACCAAAAATTTCTGGCCAAGGCCAAATAGAGACGGAACTAGAAATCCAAATACGTCGAGAAGATGAAATCCTTGAAGCGTGGTTGTTGATGCACGAAGACGCCGCATGATTCAACTACCTCTCGAACCATCGGTCGCTGCCCGCTTGTTGCTGCTCGCACATCTGCGCTTGAGCGGAGGACCAGGCAGCGGACCAAATGTTGATCGCGGCAGTCGTCGTCGTATCAAATCACGACCACCAAAAATGTCGATTGGTCAAATTAGTCATGATGGTTCTATTGAATCAAAAGAATTTGATTCTCTGAAAAGTGTAAATCACGTTGAAATCTTTAATCGCCGAGCATCAGCTTCTCAAAAATTTCGCTATCAAGCAGAAACAGTACATTGGGACGATTGGCCGTCTAAAGATGATCGTTTTTCTGTTGAAGATCATTACGACAGACTCGGATTAAAAGTAAGAGATCACCGTGTTCTTGGTCATCTAATTGCTGCTGGTGGTCCAGGCAGCGGACCAAATCCTGGCCAAGGCAAACGATCTAAAATTGGTGATGGAATCACGGCACGACGTCAAGGAGACTTTGATTTTAAGACTCTCGGATTCCGACGATTCATGTACGGTCCGGAATCCGAAACAATAGTCTTTGGTAAACGATGGCCTCAGGGTGCGCCGGGTGTTTGGGAAGACATAGGTGCATCTCATTCTGAAGAATTCCAGTTCGCGAAACAAGATCATGGGGTTCTTGGTCATTTTGACCAATATGTAAAAGGATGGATTAATCCACCAACAGAGCGTATGCCTGGTGGTATTATTGAAATCCAAGCTCCTGATGGTCAATATTTGCCAGGTGGAAGTTCTGGAACACAACTCAGAGATGTGGATGCAAATCAGGCAGCAGTATTTGATGCTATTCACAAAACTATAGAGCAATTTGTGAAAGCAGGTGCAACTAGACAGACAGTTATACTTGCTACAGGATTTAGAGGACCACTTGGTGAACAGTTTCCTCACTTGTTTAAGAAGCCACGAAATCTTGGTGGTGCAGGATCTGGTAACTTTGATCATGCTGGTCGACCAGGAGAGGTTGGTGGTTCAGGCGATGGCGACGACAATGTTATTGAAGGGCATCTTGGTACCGCTCGAATCACAAAAACTGTAGATGGCACGTTTATTGTGAATCTAGACGAAGAGCACGCGCATATTGGAAAAGTGTTTGCATCACGAGACGATGCTCTAGACTACGCTCGATACAGAACTCGTGGTGATAAAAATCGGCTCACATATAATGACGAAGACAAAGCAAAACTCCAAGCTGATAGAGATGCTCGTGCAGAACAAGAGCGTCTTGATCATTCCTATGATCCTGATGTGATTGAAGCAGGTATAAAAGAACATGAAGTAGAACTAGCTTCTCGAAGACCAGAAACAACCACGTTCTATCACGGCACTTCGTCTGAAGCTCTTCGAAAGATAAAAACTGAAGGTCTGTTGCCAGGTCGTGGTGAAGGTGCAGATGCATGGGCTGAGGAAGAATACGAGGGACGTTCTAATGATTTCAGTATTGGTGACCGAAAAGCTTCGGTCTTCATTACTTCACGTTTAGATCAAGCAGTAACGTACTCAGAGTATGCTGAGAAAATAACTGGCTCTCGACCAATCATTTTAGCGATTGAAGTTCCTCAAGATCAGTTAGTGAATCTCAAGCCAGATGAAATGTCTGAAGGAAAGCATGCATGGCGAACCAATAAGGGAATTCCACCGACATGGATTCTTGGCCAGATAAAGAAAACTCATGGTCCTAGTGGTGGTAAAATCACAGCACTCGCAGTTAGTAGAGTCTTCTATTTTGTGATTCCCATAGTTGAGACAGAGCTCCGTGTGACAGGTGGTCCTGGCTCTGGCCCAAATGTGGGTGGTGGCTCACGTTTTGACGATGACAATAAAGTAAGTCCTGTTCGTACGTCTACGCACGGTCTAGAAGTGAAATGTGCATGGTGTAAGAAAGATATGGGCTGGAAGAAAGGACCTTTCTCTGGTCTTGTATCTCACGGAATGTGCGATGATTGTGTGAAAGCATTTGACGCACCAGAACCCAAGACTGCTATTGGAACTGAAACATCTGGTAATTATGGGCATGCTGGACGACCTGGTGAAATCGGTGGAAGTGGCCCGGGTGGTGGCGGAGAAGTTTCAGGTCGAGTATTAGGAGATGATCAACCTACTCTCGAAGCGGGAATGAAGCGTATTGCAGAACTGATCTCATCCCCTGACTCACCAACGGCGTATGAAATCGATAATGAAGACGACAGTGATTTTACCGACATACGCATTTCTTCTGAAGACGGAAACCGCACTATTGAAGTGTGTATCGAAACAGATGAAAACGATGACGGTGACAGTGTAACAACGGCAGACCTTGCTCTAATAGATTTTAAAACTCCTGTTTCTGGAGTTGTGATTCGTCAAGCAATTGGTGAAATGTTTCAAGCTCTTGAAGATACAAAAGTAGACTATGCACAACTTCGTGCGGGATTACAGGATGGTGGCTACCTTTGGGCGCGAATGGGTTTTCGTGCAGAAAATCCAAAGGACTTCGTGAAGACCGTCGAGAAGAATCTACTCGAAGCGGAAGCACGAAAAGTTACACCTGAACAAGTGGCGCAGATTCGTAAGCTGATGGAGAATCCAACACCAAAACTTCCGCAACAAATTGCTGATCTTAAGATCATTGGAAAACGAATTCTGCGAGGAACAGATTGGCTTGGAAAGGTAAAACTTTCTTCTCCACAGTTTAAATCACGAAGAGATCACTACTTGGGACGAAATAAACAGGAATTGTTGAAAGCTGCAGAAACACGACTTGAATATCCGTGGTTTGAACGAGCAATGCTTGGAGCAGACGACTTTGAACCTGGTGTAGATGATGAAATCTGTGACCCAAAGATTTATCGGATAGCAGGAGGTTCTGGGTCTGGTAATTTCCAACATTCTGGTCGACCAGGGGAAGTTGGTGGCTCTGGGGAAGGCGCAGGAGATTCCAAGAGATCAAGTATCTATCTCGGAAAGTCATCCGGCAAATTTAAAATTTCTAAGAAATCTGGCGACAACATCAAGAAGGTAGATTTTGGTAGTGAGCATTATAATGTTGATAAGTCAGAGATGGCTGAGAACATAAATAATATGTTCCATCTCAAAGAGTCTCCAGATGGCTATCCTATCAATTTCTACGATAAAAAAGAACAAGACGAAATGCTCTCTGAAAGCCAGCGTATTGCTAGTGCGCTAGTCGCTGATGCTAGCAAAGATTTCGACATTCGTGTGATTCCTTATCAGACAGGCATATCGGTTGAATATGTGTCCGAAAACACGTCTTTGCTACGTTCGTTCTCACGAGGTGAGAATAACGAACTTGTTGCCCATCATGATTTTTTTGAAACTGATAAACAAGGTGCTGGACTTGCGAAAGAAATCTTACGTTCAAGTTTTGCCGAGTACGAAAAACTTGGTGTTGATAAAGTAGAGTTAACAGCAAATCGAGATGTTGGTCGTTATGCTTGGGCCAAATACGGTTTTGTTCCAGAAGACCATGAAACATACAATGTTTATAAATCAGCTTTGCAAGTGATGGAAGCTGAACCTGAAAAAGGAATACTTCTTGAGCAATTGATTAAAGATACCAAAAGAGAAATGAAGTCAGAAAGACCAAATCCTGAGCACATTTGGAAAATTGCAGATCATGTCGATGGATTCAAGTGGCTTGCTGGTTCGAGTGACTCTCCTTCGTGGGAAGGTAAGTTGAGCTTGAAAAACGAACGTCAGATGGAACGTCTTGCGAAATACCTCGATACGAAGAGTAAACCTCATGTGGCTGATAGAGCGAGACGTGTCAAAGAAGTCGAAGAAGAAGGTGATGACGATTCTGTAGTTAGCTCGTATGATGAAATGCCTTCTCCATCGCAGCCAAATTTCAGGACCAAGAAGTGAGCGGCAACGAACTCTTTTATCATGATGAAAACGGCGTGAAGCAGGATCGCGCCTTGTGGGAAGAACTGCTCGGCGAGAAATTTCCTGAAATCCGAGATCTCGGAGGACCAGGCTCTGGACCACAAGTTGGCGATGGATCTCATGATGCTCGTTCCAAATCTTTTTCTACAAATCTACTGGGTCGAGATCCAGAAGGACACGATCCAGCAGGAGAACTAGGAAAACACTTACCAGACTTGTGGAATGAAAAAGGTAAGAACGAAGCAAAGCAGTATTTGCGAAATAGTATCCAGCGTGGAACCGAAGAACTTGAAGGACCACAACGAGACCAAAAGTTGAGTAAGCAAGGTAATGACGTTGAGATTACATTACGTCGTGTTTCACCAGATGAAATAGATCGAGTACATCTTCGTGGTGACACACGGTATAGTCATGGTGAAATGGCAGAGTATCTCAAAACTTCCGGTAAGGAGCTACCACCAATTCAACTTGGTCAAACTGAGCACGGTTTACATCTCCTCGACGGTCATCATCGGTGGCGCGCATATCTGGAAGCAGGAAAATCTCCATTAGTGTTTATCACGAAAACTGTGCCTGGTGTTATCGGAAATCCGCAAGTTCATCTGAAGATTGAACTTGGTGAACATCGTGCGGCAGCCAAACGTTCACGTTCAGAGACAATTCTTCATAAAGCTGCTGACAAGCATCTTGATAAAGTACAAACAGCAATCATACAGGCATTGAAATCTGGGCAACAATCCGTTCTTCGTTCTCAATTATCACAAGCAATTCAGTCAAGAAATAGGCACCAAGCTGAAATCGCTATGGCTATCGCGCCAAGCGTTGTTCGAACAGCACTTCTGACAGCACTTCCTTCCGTTCTACTCGAAGTGTTGGCAGATGGCAAAGTGGCTGGATCCCAGTTGTTGAAAAGTAAACTTCGTGTAACGGAATTAAGAGTTGCTGCTGGTCCGGACGATCGTGCGAAAGAGTGGGCTCGTGATCATGCTGCTGAACTCGCAAAAGATATTTCTGATACTACTCGTCAAGATATCGCTGACGCAATAGTTGACGCATTTGATGATGGCGACCTAGAAAATGCTGAAGAGCGTATAATTGAAGCAGTTGGTGATGAAACTCGGGGTGCCATGATCGCGCGAACTGAAATTATGACTGCTGTTCATGTTGGTCAACGTCAATCATGGCAAGATGCTGTTGATGAAGGTATTCTTAGTGGGAAGGAACGTCGAGAGTGGATAGCAGTTGAGGGTGCGTGTGACGAATGCGGATTTCTTGATGGGACTACAGCGTCTCTAGATGGTGAATACGATGATCCAGGTGGAGATGGACCTCCACTTCACCCAAATTGTAGGTGCTCCGAGTCCATTTCTTCCGGAGGTGATGAATGAATCTCTTAGTTTTGCTCATTATTCTCATTCTCTTGTTTGGCGGTGGTGGATGGTATTCAGGTAATAACAATGTCGCTATTGGTGTTCCTGGGATACTAATTATCATTCTCATCATTTTGCTAGTTACAGGAAGGCTCTAACAGGAGACTAAAATGGAAAAAGTTGCTCGGCATGTTCATCTCATTGGTGCGGCTGGGCAACTACGCACAGCGACCTATGACAGTCGAGAACATCTAGTGCTACCAGTTATTGCCCTTATTGAGGGCGTAATCCATGCTGTGAACGCGGACACCCCTGAATTTGTTCCGTTAACGTCACTGATGGCTGCTCCACAAGGTTGGAATGGTCGACCAGTCGTATATGGACATCCTGTACGAAATGGCCGGCAGATTTCAGCCAATGACCCACTTGTACTTGAGAAACAATCATTTGGTGTGGTGTTTCAATCGCGAATGAATGGTTCACGATTAGGCATGGAAGCGTGGTTGGATCCGAAGAAAGCCGAACGTGTTGGGGCTCAGCGGACACTCGAACGAATTCGAGCGGGAGAAACAGTAGAAGTGTCCGTTGGTGCGTTTGTGGTAACAGAGGATAAACAAGGCTACCATAATGGAAAAGCCTACAAAGCCATTTGGCGTGATATTATTCCGGATCATCTAGCCATCCTCGAAGATGGAAAGATAGGTGCGTGTAGTTGCGCGATGGGGTGTGGAACACCACGAATGGCAGCTGCAATTCATCTTGTGACTGCTGAAGGATTCCAGACCTTTGAGACACTTGGTGGTCCTGGCTCTGGCCCACAAAAAGGTGATGGTTCTGGCCATGTAGGAAGCAAAAATCGCGATTGGGGATCGGGTGGTGGACTTGGATCGGGCGAATATGTTGATTTTGGATCTGTAGAACAGTCTTTAAGTGGCTCAACAATTTCTGAAAAAGCGGACAAATTAAGTGAAGAAGCAAATAAATCTGGGTCTGTTGCTTCTCACGCTCAAGCTACGATGGCTCATGATAAAGCTGCCAGATCTCATCATCAGCGCGGTGATGTGTATAGAGCAGATCATCACTTGAAAAAAGCTAGAGAACATCGCCAAAAGACTACTGAATTACAGAAAGTAAGAGCTGCTGGTGGTCCAGGTTCAGGCCCGCAAAAAGATGGTGATCGTTTTGGCCTGACGAGAGAGCAAAAAGATAAGAATTACGAGATCATGCACGGTAAGCCAAAGGAACGAAACTGGAATCCAGATAATACCAATAAAAGTCCTGATTGGCGTTCTGGCCCACAAGGATCTCATAAAAATTTTGATGACAAAGACGCAATGAGAATTGCCGATATTCTTGTTAAAGCAAAAGACAGTCCAGAGAAAGCTGAAAAGTTAGCATCTCAAATGGCTCGCTCTATCAAAGACGTTGATAAAGCTCTGAGACGGGGAAATGCTGCTAAGGATGCTGGTCAACATAAAATTGCGAAAATTTTCCATGATCGTCACAAGGAGCTGCGTGGTGCTGAAGAAATTCACAATTTTGCGGATAGAGTTATCAAAATTTTGAACGGAGAAAATATGGAATTTGAAACACTAGGAGGTCCTGGCTCTGGGCCAAATCCTGGCGACGGAAAGGGTCGAGGAAAAGGTGACGGCGAAAAATCTGGTGGGAAACTTGGTAAGATTTCTTCCATTGGAGAACTTCATCGGCTAGCTAAGGAAGATCCACGATACGAAAAACTTGCGATGGTAGCATCTGAAAATCTTGGTCATGAAGCTAAAGATCTTGATGATGCCATTAAGTGGTTAAACACCAACGCGAACGAGACAGATGAAAAAGGTGTGGTTGGTGAAATTAATTTTGTTCGCGATATTGTAACTGATCCAAAAGGGGAGAAGTTAGAGAAAACAGAAAAAGCAAGCAAGCCACTCTCTGGCAAAGCTGACAAAGATGCCAAATCCATTCTTGGTTCTGGTGTCAAGGGCAATGGCAGAGAATTCACGTGGAGTAAACGTGGTGGCTATGCTGATGCCAAATTGAAGAAAGTGGAAGAGAAACTTCGTGCAAAAGGTTTTGTTGAAGAAACTGGATCATCTAGTTCGAGTCCTGACGGTTCATATATTGGAAATGCAACACGATATTCTCATCCGGATGGTCACTCAGCTCGTATAGATCGGGACTATGGGAACACCAAAGGGGACAATCGATTTTCAGCAACTATCAAGTTTAGAGGAGCTGAAATAAGAGATGCTGAAATCGTGGAAGAACAAGAGGATATTCTTAGTTACGCAACAATGGATACTCTTCTTGAACAGATAGGAGAATCCTACGACGAAATCTCAAGTGTAGTTGAAGATTTGAGAGCAGCAGAAGAATATCCGGCATCAACGCCAGAAGAGGAGGAATCTGAAGAAGAGATAGAGACAGCTCGCCTAGAATCACTTCAAGCTTTGTGTATCGCCACGTATCATTCTCTTAATGCTATGATGAGCATGGCGAATAACTTGCTCGACCTTCAGACAGATGACATGCGTCATGCTGCTCGAAGAATTATCGATTGCAAAGCTTGTGAAGGGTCGGGCAACAAGGATGGTAATCCTTGTGAAGTATGCGATGGAGATGGCGAGCTTCGGGTGGCTGTTGGTGCCAGACATTCTGTAAGTGATCTCAAAGTTATTCAGGACGTTCACGATGGTGCTGTGAAATTGGGCGCTGATTGCAAACCGCAATTGCGTGATATGGAGAGTAAAATGCCATTCAAGCCATTTGAAAAGAAAACAACAGATTGTGATGCCTGTGATGGCACTGGTAAAAAGGATGGCGAAGAGTGTGATAAGTGTGAAGGTAAGGGCAAAGTTCCATTTAAGCTCAAGGAAGCAGAGGGAGTGAAGATGACGAAGGAAGCGAAGACCGAACTTATCAAGACACTTGTTAGTGACAAGCACAGTGGTTTTACGGTGGCGGACGAAAAGATGCTAGAAGCCGCATCTGATGAGCGTCTCGAAGCATTTCGAGTAGCATCAGTAGCGAGAGCGGCTGAAATCAAGGCGGCTGCGGCTGCGAAGAGTGAACAGCCAAAGCTGAGCGACGACGATTTCGTGAAGGAGTTTGGCGTCGAGCGCGGAGCACTGAAAACGTTGGTTGCTAAACAGCAAGCGCAGGAAACTGAGCGAAAAGCGGAACTCGTTGCTGCGCTGAAAACTGCGCAGAGCGAATACTCAGAATCGGAGTTGGCAGCTGAATCGTTGGAGAGACTCGAACGATTGGCAAAAGTGGCCAAGATCCAGTCGGCTTCTGTCAGCTACGAGGGTGCTCGATTGGTGCCTCGCGCAGCTGCGGCCAAAGACGATGTGTTTGCGAATCCTCCCGATCCGTATGCGGCTGGTCTCGAAGCGATGCGGAAGGGTTCAATCAACTAACATTCACGTGCTGTTCACGTGAAATGTGATAGTTCAGTTAACGAAGGAGACTAGAAATGGCACAACCGGTGAAGTTTCCGCCAAACACGATTCACCTTGGCGGCGATGTAACAATCGTGAACGAGGTGGCTGCTGGAGTGGCAATCGTTCCTGGCATGCTCATCGAACGGTACAATTCGTCGGGCACTTCTTTGATGCGTCCATGCACAACGGTCACTGCTATTGGTGTGGCCGCGATGTTTGCTCTCAACCAGTCCATGCTCAACAAAGGCGTCGGATTGCCTGCTCCTGGCGTAGCAGCTGACAACTACGCCGTTGGTGATCTTGTCGAGGCGGCAATTGGCCACAAAGGTTCCACGTTCTGGGCATTGGTGGCTACTGCTGCTCCAGCGATTGTTGCTGGTGACAAGTTGGAATCAGCTGGCGACGGCACGCTCCGCAAGTGGACAACTGGAACGCCGGTCGCTCTGGCTCTGGAAGGTCTCACCAACGTGTCGGGCGCAAACGCTCGACTCCGAGCTGAGGTGATCTAACATTTCACTTGTGTGAAATGTACTTTGAAAACTGCTGGTTGTAGGAGGTATAGAATGAGATTTACTGTGACGGATGAAAATAGCCCGATCCAAGGCGCGATGATGCGCGCCATGGCAGAGGGTGGCGGCGATCTTTCGATCGCATCGCTGCGTGCACTGTCACCACTTTCTGAGCGAGCTCAGATTTTGGTGGATAAAGCGGTTTTGGAAGTTGGTCTTTCACGACTCGTCGTGACAGCCGACATTATGGCCGCTGGATTGGTCTATCCACTCTCGGATCCACTCTCCGTAACGCAAATCGAGTGGGAAGCGATCAACAAGGTTGGTGGGGCACAGCGCACGATGAACCCATCAGCTCGTGGAGAAAACCAGTTGCCGGATCGCAAGCCCTATCGGATTCCGGTCTATCTGACGACTGACGATTTCTTCCTCGGAATCCGAACGCTGAAAATGTCTCAGCGTGTTGGTCAGCCTCTCGATACGACGCTCGTCAGCCAAGCCACTCGTCGTGTTAACGAGGCAATCGAAGATGCCACTATCAACGGCTCAGGGCCGGTGGTTGGTGGATTCTCTGCTCCTGGTATTCTCAATGCACCAAATGCGAATACCTACTCCATCGTTGTTCCATGGACAACGGCAACGGGCGAACAAATTCGTGTCGACGTTATGAACATGATTGCGAAGTTGCAGACGGATCTGAAATATGGTCCGTACAACTTCTACGTTGGCACGACATACAGCAATGCGCTGGACGCTGATTTCAAGGCGAATGGAACCCAGACAATCCGGCAACGCCTTGAGCAAATCCAGGCTGGTGGCCGTCCCATCAAATTCACAACGGCTGACGCGATGCCAGCAACTACGGTGGCTGGTATTCAGATGACGAGCGATGTAATCGAAATCGTAAATGGTCAGCCACCTACGGTGATCCCATGGACTTCTCTGGATGGGTTCACCCTCTACTGGTTGGTAATGGCGATAATGATACCCCGAGTACGTTCCGATTACGATGGGAACAGTGGCATCGTGATAGGGTCCTAGTCGTGAATGTTTCTACTTGTACGGAAATATCGGAAATCCTGGGATAAGGAGCTAGAAAATGCCAGAGTTGACAGCAGAACAAAAGGCCGCTCAAGACAAAGCAGCTGCCGAAAAGGCTGCAGCCGACAAAGCGGCAGCTGATGCCGCAGCGAAGGCCAATGCACCGAACATCGCTGCGCAGACAGCAGCTCAGAAGAAAGTCGCAGACGCACAGAAAGCATTGGCTGACGCCGAAGCAGAACTGGCCAAGACAGGCGCAACTAAAGCAACTACGGCAGATGAGGACAAGAAGGCAGCGGCAGTTAAGTCCGAAGCAAAGCCTGTCGTTGTTTCAGGACGAATTGGTGGTGCGTTTTCCATCGATGGTGAAGGATTTGGTAATGCTGGTGGCACTTTGATGATTGGTGGTCGGGTGATTCCAACCACTCGATGGAATGATCGGAGTATCAAGGGACAGTTGCCAGCGGATCTTGGTTCTGGTGAAATCGTTCTTACGACAGCGGCAGGAGTTCAGAAAGGCGTGTGGCCCACTCCTCCGCCAAAGGAAGTACCTGTTCTGGTTGTTCGATAAAACAAAGTCACCGAGGAGAAGCAATTCTCCTCGGTGATATTGAAGGACTTATAAATGGCAGTTACGCTAATTGCAACACCTGGTGCAGCCGATGCAAACAGTTATGAAACGGTAGCTGAAGCAAACATATATTTTGCAAATCGTCTTCCTCTTAAGCCAGCTTGGGTTGGAATTGGCGATCTGCCGGCGCAAGCATTAATCATGGGCACAAGATCTCTTGATTCGTTGGCTGTGTTGCATAAGAGATTAATTCGTACTCAGAATTCACAGTATTATCTCACAAATCGGGCGTGGACTGGGGCTCCTACTTCATCTACACAAGCTCTCGCTTGGCCGCGGACAGGAATGTTTGATCGTCTTGGTCGTGAAATCCCAAGTAATGTCATTCCACAAGAATTAAAAGATGCTCTTTCTGAGCTAGCAGGACAATTCCAGAAATCGGATAGAACACTTGACAACGATGTGTCAGTACAAGGTATTACGAGTATTCGAGCGGGCAGTGTTTCTGTGTCCTTTAAAGATGGCATAGAAGCTAAAGTCTGGACTGACGCAGTATGGAATCTCATGCCTCCATCGTGGTTTACAGATGAAATCATGGAATATGCGTATAACAAACATGCAGAGTTTGAGGTTCTTTAAATGGGCTTGTTAGACATTCTACGCACCGGAGTTGCAATCGCTGATTCAGTGACAAAAGACCTTCAGTGCTATGTTATGTACACGAAATCTGCTGGTGTAGACTATGAGGGAAATCCTGGTACTCCTGGTGCTCCGATAGAACTTCGAGCAATCGTCGACTGGAAACAAGCACAAGTACGCACGCAGGGTGGAGAACTAACTGTCACTCGCGCGACTGTGCTATTTTTGGATATTGATGCTATTATTGCAGCTACAAATGGTGAAGGGATAGGGGATGAGGATATTATCATTCTTCCAGATGGAACAACGGGGCCAATTCTTGATATGGGTGGATTTATCGATGCTGGGACTGGACATCCGTTAGCAACAGAGGTGTTTCTCGGATGAAAACCCTTGAACTATCGAGTGGCGCGCATAACGTCGGCGCGGTCGGATCCAAAGCGGTGGACTGGGTTTTACTAGAGATCTACCTAGGATCCAAGCGCGGGCTAAAATCTTTGGCGCGTAGCTTTTACCTTGAAAAATATTAGGCACCGCCAGCCCCATATGTCCAGGCTAGGAGAAGCGCGTGAAGATTGAAATTTTCGGCGTGCTGGAAATGACCAAGAAATTGAGGAAATACCAGGAGCAGTTTCCTGGTCGTGTTGGCAATGCGCTTCGAGTGGAGACTGAAATAGATACGAAAGAAGCAAAGAAAAGAACTCCCGTGTGGACAGGTCAAACAGGAATAGGATATCCAATTCCTGGTGTTCTACGAGCTTCTGTTCATGCAGAAGGTCCTTTCTATGAAGGAACAAAGATATCGTGTAGTATAGTTGCTGGTGGACTAGCGGGTGCGTATGCTATGCGACAGCATGAAGAACTTGATTGGTTTCATCCAGTTGGGCAAGCGAAATACATCGAAAGTGTTATCATGGAATCAAGATCTACAATGGGTGCTCGTGTAGCCAGGCGACTTCAACGTACGCATAAGATAATCTGAAATGTTTACGGAAGAATTATTATCCATCTTAGTAGATGCTGGTGTAGGAACTCTTGCAACTGGAACAAACCCACCACCATTCAGTCTGTTCTCATCCTCGAAGTCACAAATTCCTGGTGGTAGTGGCCCATTTCTGAGCGTGACTGAGACAGGAGGTTCTGGTCCAGAGGGTACGCACAACTCCACCAAAATGCCAGCATATCAACGACCAAATGCACAACTCGTTGTTCGAGCGTCTACTTATGCAGTGGCGCGAGCAATGGCAATGGCTGCATATGCTGCGTTGTTTCCTGTACGAAATCGCTTTGTCATGGGTTGTTGGTGGCGACAAGTCATTATCTTACAAGAGCCATTTGATATGGGTCTAGATGCAACAAGTCGAGCCACTTGTGGTTTCAACATCGCAGTGACAAAACGACCAAATGCTGCGATGAGTTAGGAGATCATGAATTGAAATGATCGTCGTTAAAATTCTCAGATTTGTTAAAGGAGAGTCTCAATGAGCAATGCTGTTACAGCAACTGGAATTCTGATTAAGCGTGGAGAGCTTACTCCGCCAGCAGGAAAGACTATCACATCAAATACTATTGGATCCCCAACAGTTCTTTTGTTTGCTGCTCCACATGGGTTTGTGGATGGTGACGAAATCACTATCACTGGAGTAACAGGTTCAACACCAACTATAAATGGTGATTGGGTCGTGACTGTCGTTGATCCAACCCACATTTCGGTTCCTGTGATCACGACAGTTGGTGGAACTGGTGGATCAGCTGTACAAAATTTCGCAACTATTGGTGAACTGACAGAAGTGACACCTGGTGGAATGAGCCGAAACAAGATTGAAACAACGACTCATAATGACGGAGCTGAAAGCCATGTGTTGGGAATTCTACGAAATTCCGACCCTGGTATGAAAATCAACTATGTTGGCACTGATGCAACTCATGTTCTGGTTGTTGCTGATATTGTTGAAAATCGGAAAGCGAATTGGCGTATCCTATTTCCATCTGGTGTTTCGCGAACCGGACAAGGGTATGTACAACAATTCATGTTTGATCCAGCAACTCCCGATTCGAAACAGGGAGCAACTCTTGCGATTACGTGGGCAGGTCCAGTCACAGAAGTAGCAGCATAGATTAGAGAAGAAGGAGCAGCAGGATGTTTACCATTAAGCATACAGAAGAGAATGGAAGATCCAATATGTTTCTCGCCTTGTCAGTACATTTTGACCCAGGCGAGAAACAACTTGTTGCATATGGTTCACCAGGGCCAAATGAAGGAGCTCGGCATGATGGTGTAATTCGATTTGGTGATGGACACATCTACGTAATGAATGATGCGGGAAAAACAGTAGCAGTGTATGTTCTTAGTGGAAGCAGAAGCATATAAGAAGTAGGAGAATAACATGTCTGAAGAACGATTACTCACAATAGATGAAATGTTGGCAGCAGAAGATGTTTCTTACGTTACTGTTCCTGTTCCTGAGTGGAGTTCTAATGGCGTATCCGGATCTGTCAGATTCGGCTCGATTGATGCTGGTACAATGATCGAATTTGCTGAATTCAGTTCATCACCAGATGGTGATCAAAATGCAACAATTCGGTTAATTATTCAAAGTCTAGTTGATGCAGATGGGAAGCGGCTAGTTCAAAAAGAACATGTGGTTAACTACATACCTCTCTTCATGAAAAAAGGCGTTCGAGTAATGAATCGTCTTCTTGACGCTGTAATGGCATTGAATGATATCAAGATCGGACGAGTCCAAATAAAAAACGCCTTAAGCGAAGCAGCCATAGGCTCTTCGCCCACAGAATAGCAGCAGAGCGTGGCATCGTTAATGTGGACCGTATGCTTCGTACTCTTACTGCGAAGCAATTTCTCGAACTTCGTGCATATGATGAAATAGAACCATTTGGTGAAGCACGTACTGATCTACGTTTTGCTATTCTTGCTTCTGTTGTTGCTGGATCTTTGGGAGCATCAAGTAGGGATGGGAAACCTTATACAGCGAATACTTTCTTACGAAGTCTGTATGGTGATGAAATCGAGGAAAAGAAGGAACCAGGGAAATCTAAAATTCAGTCTGTTGCGGAAATGGAACAACATCTAAAAGACTGGATTGATGTTTCAAATAAGATTCGTAAGGAAAAAAGACTATCATGAGTGAAATGCTTGATATTGGAACTCTTGGTGGACGAATCGAACTAGATAATCGATTGTCGACCCAGCTAAATCAGGCAGCCAATAGTGTAGCAAGATGGGGAAAAGAATCTCTTGGCTCATTTGCGGGAGTTGCGGTGGCAGCTGGTGTTGTAACTACAGCAGTTGTTGCTATAGGTGCGACTATTTCAGGTCTTGCTTCTAAAGGATCTGAAATAAATGAAATCGCTGGGAACTTTGAGAGGTTGGCTACTAGAGCAAATGCTGTAAACGAAGCATATGGATCTCTTGCTCAAGCAACAGCAAATGTGAATGACAGTTTACTTGATACAAACGCTGGAGCAAAATTATCAGTTGACATCCTCGAAGCGATGCGCCACGGAGTGGCTGGTACAGTAACAGATCTAGATCTAATGACTCAAGCTAACAAGATGTTGGCAGCTGGAGTCAAAGGAAATGCCGGGGATTTTGGCACCTTAATGCAAGCGTCTCGAGTTCTTTCCAATCAGGGATTCGGCCCGCTCGAAACAATCATGTCACAGATTGATCGTGGTATGATTACAGGATCTGCTGGGAGACTGAGTCGTATTGGGCTTACTCTTGACATGGCTGAAGGCGAGCAAAATTATGCTGATTCTCTTGGGAAGTCTACTGGTCAGCTGACCTCTCTTGAAAAGAAAGAAGCAAATCGAATTACGATTTTGACTGCAACAAGAAAATTAGTGGCAGATGCTGGTGAACAAGAACTTTCATTTGCCAATAAGATAGATGCTGTCAAAACGTCTATCATGAATTGGGTGAATTCGTTAGAAGGAGCAATTTCTCGATCAGAAGAAGTAAATCGTGCATTTGGAACAATACAAGATGCAATTCTGAAGACATTTGGTGGTGATAGCGCCAACATGATGGAGATGATTATTAAGTGGACCAATAATTTTGCCGACGCAGTGACCGAATATGGTCCTAGCGTCATTGCAACATTTGGTCATATCAAAGACGCAATTTTTGGAATTTGGAATACAGTATTAGGTGCGTGGAATTCATTGCCTGATTGGTTGAAAGGTATTGCCAAAGAGGCTGTTCTTGCGACAGCCGCTGTATGGTTAACTAGCAAAGCTGTTGGGGCTGTACAAGGAACTATAGCAGGATTTGTAGGGGGAGGGGGAGGCGGAGGTGGGAGTTTGTTTGACACAATTGCTGGATCAGCAACAATTGCTAGTGGTACAATTGACACTGTTCGTGTAGCTTCAGGATCACTAATACCAAAATTAAAAGAGATGGGTAAACTGTTTTCTATCCCAACTCCAACAATAGTTAGTGGTGGATTTCAAGAATTTCTGGTATCTACTGCATCAGCTTCAACTATTGCTGCAACTGCGATGGCTCCATGGGTCATTGGCATTGCTGCTGTTTCTGCTGCCGTTGGAATTGGGTGGCAAGCATGGAAATTATGGGGAGAAAATGCTGAGAGAGCTAAAGACAAAGCGGCACAAACTGCTGTAGAACTTGCTCAGCTCGACCTAGTGAATAAACGACTTGGCACTTCTTTCACAAATTTGAATGAAGCGTTGAAGGAAGGAGCTAAACGACAAAAAGAGACAAAAGATGCTGCAGAATCAACAAGAGTAACTCTAGAAGCTCTAAACGGGATTACCAAAGAACGAAAAGCAAAAATTGATGCTCTTACTAACTCTATGCTTGATGCGACAACTGATACCGATGTGTTATCAGATGCGTTTGCAAAGATGAATACGATTAATAAATACACTATTCAAGGACAACAAATTCTTCTCCCACTGATGGATAAGCGGATTTCTCTTGGTGGAAAACTTACAAAAGCTGAATCTGACTATTATGATGTAACAACGACTAGTAATATCA